TGTAAAGAGTTTAAGAAACAATTTACAAGAAATAAATGTTGAAGAGATATCTGACGCATTTATGTCTGTTATGGATAGTATGGGGTATAGCAGAGAGGCAAAAGTTAATGTATTACGTACAATTAAAAATAAACTACAAGCTTAATGCCATATAAATACAAAAAAGTAGGAGACAAGTATGTAGTCTATAAAAAAGACACAGGAAAGAGGGTTGGAGCAACCGATGGTAACAAAGTAGCATTAAAAAAATACCTAGCAGCTCTTCACATTAACGCAAACGAGAGTATAAAGGAGGCTGATGAGGAAGATTACCAAAATAAACTGCAATCTGTCTTTAAACAAAACTACAAATCATTTGTTGGAGCACTCGGTGCCTTTGCAAAAGATCCTAAGTTCAGAGCTTTTGTAAAAGACACAGATGAAAACAAGTCTACTGTAAAATTAATAGCAGTACCAGTAACAAAACTCATACCGACTCAAAATGAAATTGACGTAGATAAAAGTTTAAAATTTCCACTAACAAACGCACCGGCAGCACAGTATGCTTTAAAAGGCGGTGCTGTAAAGGTAGCTGCACCTATTATTATATTTAATGATAAGTATATTGTGGATGGCCATCACAGATGGTCACAATTATATGCAACTAATAAGGATGCTAAAATAGTAGCATATAGTTTTACAAATACAAGTATAACAAATCCATTAGACGCACTTAAAGCAACGCAAATAGCTATTATTGGGGCAGGTGCAACAGAGATACCGAGTAATAAGGTAGAGGGTGCTAACTTATTAATAATGGAGGAAAAAAAATTAAAGTTTTATGTGATGAAGACAATTACTCAACCAGTATTGTATGCATTTGAAGAAAGTGGTAAGGTAGAGGCAGGCGGCGACGCATCTCAATATAGAAAAGCAGTTGCAGATTATATATGGAGCAATGTTCAACAGATGCAGCAAACATCACAACCGGTATCAGGTGCACCAGGAAGAGGAGTAATGCCACAAGCAGATGATGTACCAGGAGGACAAAAAGCAACAATGGCGACATTGTCAGGAGGGATACCCGCAATAGCAGAAAATAAAAATACAACTATGAAAACAACTAAAGAACAAATACTTCGCGAATACATTCGCAGAGAAATTAAAAAAGCTTTAAAGGAAGAAGAATCTAAACCAGACTATCTAGATGCTGATAAGGATGGTAATAAGAAGGAGCCAATGAAAAAAGCTTTTAAAGATAAAGAAAAGAAAGGATAATCTTTATTTTCTAGGTTACGACAAAGACTATGAGCGAGCAGCAGAAGTCTATTAAAGACATTATTAGAGAGGAGTACAAAAAATGTGCACTTTCCCCAGCATACTTTATGAAGAAGTATTGCGTTATTCAACACCCAACTAAGGGTAAGATACCTTTTCAATTGTATCCATATCAAGAAGATGCAATAGACTCTTTTAATCAATTTGATCGTAATATTATCTTAAAGTCAAGACAGCTAGGAATATCCACACTAATAGCAGGATATTCTTTATGGATGATACTCTTCAACAATGATAAAAACATACTAGTTGTAGCAATCGATCAAACAACATCAAAAAACCTTGTAACAAAGGTTAGAGTGATGTATGAGAATTTACCATCATGGCTAAAGATGAAAGCAGCAGAAGATAATAAATTATCTTTAAGACTTGTAAATGGATCGCAAATCAAAGCAGTAGCATCAACAGGAACATCAGGTCGTTCAGAAGCATTATCACTTGTTATCATAGACGAAGCAGCATTCGTAGATAATGCGGAAGAGTTGTGGGCTTCACTCCAACAAACGCTGTCAACTGGTGGTCGAGCTATTCTTTTATCAACACCTAACGGTACCGGTAACTTCTTCCATAAGATGTGGATGATGGCTGAAACCGGAGAAAATAGGTTTAATACACTAAGATTACCATGGCAAGTACATCCTGAAAGAGACATAGAGTGGAGACAAAAGCAAGATGTAGAACTAGGAATTAGATTAGCAGCACAGGAATGCGATTGTGATTTTTCGACTTCTGGTAACACTGTTATATCACCGGTATTACTTAATGAGTTGGTTAAAAAGACGGTTAAAGACCCTATAGAAAAAAAGGCCTTTGATGGAAATTATTGGATATGGGAACAACCAGACTACGCTAAGAACTACATAATTTCTGCTGATGTAGCTCGTGGAGATGGATCTGACTATTCATCATTTCACATTATTGACGTAGAGTCAGCTGCACAAGTTGCTGAATATAAAGGTCAGCCATCAACAAGAGACTTTGGAAACATGCTAGTTTTAGCAGCAACAGAGTATAATGATGCGTTGCTTGTAGTTGAAAATGCAAACGTAGGTTGGGCTGTAATACAACAGATACAGGAAAGAGAGTATAAAAATTTATATTATTCATATAAAGAAAATGTTTTTGACACAGATCGTTTTCTAATGAAAGGCTACGACATGGCCAGTAGAACTGATATGGTTGCTGGATTTACTATGAGTCATAAGATAAGACCGCTTGCTATTTCGAAAATGGAGCAGTATATTAGAGAGGGAAGTAGTATTATTAGAAGTAAGAGATTAATAGACGAACTCATGGTTTTTGTATGGAAAAACGATAAAGCACAAGCACAAAGTGGTTATAATGATGACTTAGTCTTGTCTTATTGCGAAGGTTTATGGGTTAGAGACACAGCTTTAAAATTAAGACAAATGGGAATTGACATAAACAAAGCTGCTGTTTCACACATAACAAGAAACACACCTTCAATGTATATAGGTGGTAGACCAGATAAAAATCCATGGAAAATGGATACTAAAGATGGTAGTCAAGAAGACTTAAACTGGCTACTATAAATTTAAAACAGAACATATTTATAAAAAAAGTGTAGATGGCTGAATCTAACAGTTTATTTAACAGGCTTAAAAGATTATTTTCAACTGACGTTATTATTCGCAATGTAGGCGGTAACCAACTCAAGGTTATCGATACAGATAGAATACAATCGGCCGGAAACATAGAAACCAATCGTAGAGTTGATAGATGGTCACGTGTGTATCAACATACACCAGGTCTTAGTTATTACCAAGGACAACTTCTTCACAGTTCACGTATTGAATTGTTTCGTGACTACGAAGCAATGGACACTGATAGTATTATCGCATCAGCACTTGACATATATGCTGATGAGTGTACAAATAGAGATGAATTTGGTGACGTACTAACAATCCGCAGCGAAAATGAAAGAGTAAATAAAGTTTTACGAAATCTCTTTTATGATATATTAAATATTGAATTTAATATGTGGCCCTGGACAAGGAACCTACTAAAGTATGGAGACTTTTACTTAAAACTCAATATTGCAGAGAAGTTTGGAGTAATAGGAGTTGAACCAATATCAGCATATGAAATGATTCGTGAGGAAATGTTTGATCCAGATAATCCTCATAGAGTGCGATTTAAAAGAGATGTGTCGGCAATTAGTGGATATGCTACTATTAATCAGCAAGGAGAAGAGTATGATAACTACGAAGTAGCACACTTCAGATTAATAACTGATACTAACTTTTTACCATACGGTAGATCTATCATTGAACCATCTAGAAAGGTTTGGAAGCAGATTGTTCTTATGGAAGACGCGATGTTAATACATCGCATAATGAGAGCTGCAGATAAGCGTATTTTTAAAATTGACATTGGTAATATACCACCAAATGAGGTAGAAGCCTTTATGGAAGTTACCGTGAATAAGATGAAAAAAGTACCTTACATGGATCCTGAGACTGGTCAATACAATCTCAAATTCAATATGCAGAATATGATGGAGGATTTTTATCTTCCTGTTCGTGGTGGTGAAAGTGGTACTACAATAGAAAACCTTGGAGGTTTAAATTTTGATAGTATACAAGATATTGAATATTTAAAAGGTCGATTACTTGGATCATTGAAGATCCCAAAAGCATATCTTGGCTTCGAAGAGGATCTAAGTGGTAAAGCAACATTAGCATCACAAGATTTTAGATTTGCAAGAACGATTGAGAGGATACAAAGAATTATTGTATCTGAGCTTTATAAAATAGCTATTATCCACCTTTATGCACAAGGATTTACAGAAGAGGAAGTTGTAGACTTTGAAATATCATTTACTGCACCATCAACAATCTACGAAAAAGAAAAGATTGAGTTATGGACTAGTAAGACAACACTTGCTGGGGATATGATGGATAAAAAGCTATTCAGTAAAGACTTCATATATGAAAAACTCTTTAATATGTCACCTGAGCAGTACGGCCGCGAACAGGAAAGAATGATTAAAGATAGTAAGGAATTCTTCCAACTTGAGCAGATAAAAACAGAGGGTAATGATCCAATGAAAACGGGCCAATCTTTTGGAACAGCACACGACATAGCTAGTTTATATAAAGGTAACGGTGGTGTACCTGGAGGGTATGATGAGAGAATACCTAAAGGTGGATGGCCTGGAGCAGGCAGACCTGAAGAGCCAGGAAACTACGGTACACATAATCATCCACTAGGCTGGGATCCGTATGGGAATAAAGAAAATAGAAAAGTATACGAAACGAGTGAAGCAGAAAAAGCAAGAAGTAATGTTAAGTTAAGAGGTTTCAAGCAAACAGCTATAAAACACACATTAACAGAGCAAAAAAAGGAAGATAGTGACGGTTTACTTAGCGAATCAGGTATATTAGATGAATAAACACATATTTATTGACATATGAAGAAGTCAACTCATTCAAAAATAAAAAACACAGCAATACTGTTTGAACTACTAACAAGACAGATTGCATCTGATACCATAAGCGGTGTCGAACACTCACCAGCTATTAAGATAGTTAAAGAGTATTTTAGTAGCACTACAAACTTAGCAAAAGAGTTGACTTTATATCAAGCATTGATGGCCGAAAGCTATAAATCCACTGATAAAGCTAATTATCTGATAGAAGCAGTAGTTAATGCTCGTAAAAAAATTAACATTAAAAAATTAAAAGAAGAAAAGTATAATCTTGTTAAAGAGGTTAGTAAGCATTACAATGCAAAAGAGTTTTTCAAAACATCACTTAATGATTACAAATTGTACGCTTCAATATACAGAGTCTTTGAAGGCACTAACTTTATTAACCCGCAAGAACTTGTTAATAGCAGATTCACAATAATTGAACATATTACTAATAAAAAGAAAGTCAAGCAAGAAGGAGATAGTAAGCTACTTAATGAATATCGTAACCAAAGTGAAGATGTAAGATTATTGGCTTATCGATTACTTGTTGATAAGTTTAATGATAAATACAAAACACTTTCAGCAAAGCAAAAGGATATATTGAAAGAGTACATTAACAACGTATCCAACACAACGACATTGAGAGAGTACGTGCAAAAAGAAGCACTAGTATTGCAAGAAAGTTTACAAAAGGCCTCCAAAAAAGTAAAAGACAAAGTAATTAAGATTAAATTAAACGAGGTAGCTAATTTATTAAACAAGTATAAGACGCTCAAATCGGTGCAAGAAGAAAACGTACTCTCTCTACTTTTATATCACGAACTTCAAAAAGAACTAGAACATGCTCACAAGTAAGGACTTACATGAAATAAAGGAGTTCATAAAAAAAGTTAAAAAGCTTAAAAAAGAAGGAAGTACCACAGCTGGTGCTCCTGGCTTTTTAACACCAAAGGCATTCACTGGAGATGAAGGTGGTGAAGGTGCTACTGATTTGAAAAGAATAACACATGCATCTGCATACGAGAAAAAAGCACCAAAGACTAGAAAGCATTCGATTGATTTGCATGAAGCAAACTACAGAGATTTTAAAACCGATCAATCCAGAACAACTGTTCAAAAGGTAAATGAGTCTATTATAGAGATAAACCGCAAGCTTAGAGAAATCAATAGCTTATTAAATCATTCGTCAAAGTTAAAAACAGAAACAAAACTTGACGATAGTAAATTGTGGAAAAAGACTAATGAGGCACTTTTAAAAATATCTGATCGTATGTCAGAAATTGCCACTAAAACCCGTAAATTTGCTAATATAAAAGAGATTCAAAGAAATGTTGGTATAGAGAATGTATTTAAGGCTGCAGGACTAAAAGCACAAGTCATTAAAGGAGAAAAAGGCATTCAAGTAGATGTTGATCATTTTGGTGAGCCTGTAGGCTTCGATATCGAAGGTACAAAAATATTAGATGATAGAGCACAAGTGATTGGAGATATTAACGACAGCGACATTGTGCAAAAACTCAAAGATTATTTTAATAAGTAACATATTTATATCAAAATGGAAAATAAAAGACTTATAGTTGATTACGTTGGAGCTTTTGAGCTATCACCTCAACAGATCAATGAGTCTATGCTAAAGAATGACGGCAAGCTTATATTGTCAGGCATTATGCAACGATGTGATGCTATCAACCAAAACGGTAGAAAATATCCAGTAGAGGTGCTTAGGAGAGAAGCAGATAAGTATAGAAAAGTATTTGTAGCAGAAAGAAGAGCTCTTGGTGAACTGGATCATCCAGAAAGTCCGGTTGTGAATTTAGCTAACGTATCACATAATGTTTTAGATCTATGGTGGGATGGCAATAACCTAATGGGTAAAATTGAGGTACTTCCAACACCATCAGGAAACATTGCAAAGGAGTTATTAAAAGCTGGAATCAGACTTGGAATATCATCTAGAGGAATGGGATCGGTTAAGGCAATTGGTGAAGGTAAGGTTGAAGTTCAAGATGATTTTGAAATTGTTTGTTGGGATTTGGTATCAAACCCATCAACACAAGGTGCATTTATGAATCAATTGAATGAAAACAAAGCTTACGCAAGTCAAGAAAAATACACAAAAGTTAATCAAATAATTAACGATATTATAACATTACAGTAATGAAACAATCTAAGAATATAAAACTCAAATCTCTTTTAGAAGAGTTTGACACACAGCAAAAATCGACAAAGACAGAAAAAGCTGCCTTCCTAGAAGAAGTGAAGCAATTCACAGCATACGAATCTGTAATTTATAGAACAGAAGACTTAAAAAAGGTTGCGGAAGCAATATCAAATATTGCACAGAAAGCTGA